ATATATATCCTAAATACGGAAATTGTGCTAAGTAATTGATATATTTGAAAACACTGTAAGCTAAATATAAGTCTTGGACAATTTCATTCCATAAAGAAGAAGATATTAATGAATATTTAGTTACTGGAGATAATAAATTAGCAATTTTATAGACTGCTTTGCATGGAAATGATGGTTGCGGTATTCGTGAGACAGACACTGAGCCAGACATTTTTTCATCACGTAATTAGAATTATTGTCTTTTGCGGTTGAGAATTTGAAGGCATTACGTTATTTGGCGGGTAAGCTCTTAACCTCATCCAATTATATGCAGTTTGCCACTGATAACTAGAATTTACACTACCAATTATTCCTAAATATAGTTGAGAAGAACTAGAAAATGGATTATTGCCAACTGTACCACAATATCCTCCTGAAGAACTATAAAGTTGAGGTGCTATACATCCATACCATGAAGTACTTGATGTTCCAGAATATACGACCCATGCGTAAAGCCACTGTGATACTGCAGTTCCTGCATGGTTTAAATTGGAAGTTTGACTTCCGTTTATAAAATAATCATTAGAAAAATAAGAATTAGAATATCCCATATCTACACTTATTGCATTTAAACTAGAAATTGAAGTACTATCAACTATAGAAGAAAATCCATTATCTGCGTTTAATCCACCTGTTTGATTTCCTAGATCTATCACTGATGATTCTGCAATTACTGGCTGATTTGATATATATTTGGGAGTATATACAAATCCAAAATGTGAATTATAACCGCTTAAATAAATTGCATTTATTGTATTCCCTAACGGTCCGGTTGTAGATATTTGAGTTAATGAATTTCCTTGATTATTAAAATTAGATAATGGTTCATTGCCATTAAAATAAATTAAAAATATATTTTTTCCGTTATCATATTGTGCATAACTCGCGGATAAATCTGGCCTCATTCCAGTATAAGGATACTGAATTGAATTTCTTATAAACATATAAATTGTAATTGATGAATTAGCCGGAATTGAAACTGGTAAATTAATCCAAATATAGACACTTGATAAATTAGAATTGTAACTTTCAATCCATGCGTAAAGTGGAGTATTACAATTAACATCTAAGCAAAATTGTAAATTTAATAATTGACTAGAACTAGATAATATAGATGACAAGTTTAAAATTAACAACTGTTGAAATGGAGACGGAGTTGGACCAGCCTGATTATTTGTTATTGTAATTGTATAAAATGTTATAGGAATTCCAACAAATTCAATTTCTTCACTTAGCAAAGTTGGAGTTTGTGCGGTTAATTGAATTTCACTTGGTGAACTTACAGTTATCTTTAAACAATTTTTAGGCATTAGATAGATAGAATTATTAATTTGAACTGCAGAAGTTCCAAGATTTTGTATTATTATTTCTCTCCAAGTTTGTAAATATGATGGATCTAAATAATCTTCTATTAATGTTTGTACATTTGAAGTTCCTGAAAATGTAAATTGTGTTCCAGCAATTTGGTTTGAAGTTATAATTTTACTTGTTAGTTTAGGAATTAGTAGCTGTAATTGTTTACTAACTTTAGATAATTGTATCTGAAAATTTAGAATTGGAAATATTACAGACTTCAGTTGAATTATTGGTTTATTTGCCATGCTTTGAAATGGCTGTTGATTTCCTTCACCGAATGTATAAGCCTGAGGTTGTGATAAATTATGTAAAACGTTATATCCAGCTACTTTTAAAGCTGAAACAAATAAATAGTCAGCAATTACATCATTTAGATTTTGAAAATTGCCATTTTGATAATATTGTAATAGTTTTGCTGAGCCATATTGATTTATAAATAGTAAATTTTGCACAAAATTATTCCAGTCTTGTAACGTTAGAAATTCTAGAGGTAACTTAAAACGTACTTTGTAAGGTAAGCTCATATGAAAAAATTATTAGTTTGACAAAAATAAATGCACATAACTTATACATAATATTATGTATATGGCTTGATCTAAGTGTTGTCACCTTTTGAAATTTTTAATATATTCTTCAATTTTCTTAATGTCTAAATGTGTATTTTCTTCAATTTGTAATATGAAGTTTTCGTTTTGTAGTATCTGTATTATTTTATCTTTATTTTCGATAAAGAACTTGTAAAGGTCTTGATGATTTCTATACCATTCATCTTTATTATTCTTTAAATCATTATCAATTTCCCCAAGAAGGAATGATAATTGTCTAACATCAATTTCTCTCCTAATTGGTTTAAATATTACTCCTAAAGTTGAAAAATACGGTTTATATTTATAAACGCATAAGTTGAAGTTTTTGCCTTCTTCACAATTTGCAAATTCCGGATTATAGATTTTAGCTACTATTCCTTCAAGTCTTTCTTTAGTTATAATATCAAGTAAATCATCTAAATCTACATAAATTTCTGGATACCATTCGTAAATTTCACTATCAACTTCAGTTGGTTTTAAATATTTGTTACTTTCTTTGTCAAAGACATCATATATGATAAATTCCGGAATTTCATTTGTATGGATTTGTAGTGCTGATGTCTTTTTATGTACAAGTTCTCCATGAATAATATATTGATTATTTTTCTTTATATAATTAATAACTTGTTCAATATTTGGAACTTGATAAAATAAATTTTGAAATCCTTTATCATGCGGAATATCTTTTCTAGTATTTATCTTTAGCTCATTTTCATATTTTAAACAGACATGTGTTCCATCATATTTTATCTCATAAAAAACTAAACCTTGTAAATTTTCTAAATCTTTAAATGATATATTTTCAGCCTCATAATGACATAAATTAACGCTCATGAGTAAAAGTTAAAAAATATGACAAATTTATTTAATAGTTACTTCTTAATTGCCAATTTAACAATATTAATTGTATTTCTTCATCAGTCAAACCATACTTTTTCAATTGTTGTAAGTATGATTGTGCAGTATTTAGATCAATTTTCTGTTTTTCAAATAATAAATTAATTGTTGAAATTATGTCGTTTACGTAAGTCCTTAATCTCCTATTCCTTGCATACTCGAGATAAGTATTTTGTAAATCGCTAGGAACTGAAAATTCACTAAATACTTTTTGTAATAATTGCGTTGGATTACTGATATATTCACTAATTTGTAATGCTTTAGATGGAGTGATGTAAAGCTCTTGATAAGCCGTTAATATTTTCTTAATTTGAGCTGATAATTTTAGAACTCCTAATAATACATCATTTATTCCATATTGTTTTAATAAACTTTCTAATTGTATATTTTGAACTCCATAAATTAGTAATTCTACATAATCAGATTTTAAGGACTGTACATATTGTCCCGCTAGTTCATATTGATATAAATTAGTGTAAAGATTTAGAAATTCAGAAGGTATAAATGAATATTCAACTAATTGGTTAATTGGAAAGTTATATTTTATTGCAGTTTCAATTGTACTTAAAGAAGGTAAGAATTTCCTCCAAATTTCTAAGCCAAATGAAGATTCATATTGTTCAATAATTATTTTTATTTGATTATCTGGAATTCCTAATTGTCTTAATTGTTGTTCTGCATTTCCTAGATTCACGGGAACTTTCCCGACTTTGTAAAGTTGACCTTCTATAATATTTCCAATTATTGTATGTAAACTATAAAGTGTTGGAATATAAGTTTGTACAAATAAATTAGCTAAATCTTTTTGCATTCCTAATTTTATTAACTCGTTTTCAGCATTTGTTGGAGTTATTTGTAAATCTTTTAATAATGATTTTATATATTCTAATTCTGTTGTAAGTTGGAAAATTTGGATTTCTGGATTAATTTCATAATCTACAATTTCTTTTGGCAAATTTTTAATATTTCCAATTATACCATGTCTTGCTAAACTTACGTAATAATTAATTATTTTTGGAAATACATATTCATAATAGAATTTTTGAGTATAAAGATCTATTGCAGTTTTATCTTTTAGAATTTTTGCTAATTCTCCGGCTAATTGATTTTGATCATAATATAAATTCTTAGCTAAAGTTTCTAAAAATGATAATTGTAATTTAGATATATTTATGTTATATTCTTC